TTTCCCCAGTACTGATCATTCATCTTGATAGCAGATTCAACTGCAGATGAACCAGATATTGCCCAAGACAAAACATCCCAGTTGCCTGTAGAGCAAACTAGGTTTACCATTTTTTTAGAGAGTTCACATGTCTCTCCCTTATTTCCTCTTATAAAATTAACTTCAGATGCCAATGCACCCATAACTTCTTTATTGCCATACCCTAAAGTGTAGGCAGAGTTACCAGATTGAAGATCTAATAAACGATTACCGTCAGAATATTCTATCCAATACCTATCTGTTTTAGTTACAATTTTATCAAGTTCACCTGATGTCCATGCTCTAAGTTCAGACTTTGTGCTAATACATGTTAACTCAGTCGGTTCTGTCATAGTATTTAATTAGTGCTCCTGCTGTTGCAATTAGCACAACAATAATAATTAATGCTGTCATTTAAGAATCAGATGCTTTTGCTAATAGTCTTTGAACTTCACCTTCATTCATTTGTTTTTTACCCATTCTTTCTACAGGTTTGCAAAATTTTATATCGTGTTTCTCATCAAACACAAACTTAGTTCTTAGATGCGTTCTATCTCTTTCTACAATTAAATGATAGTAGTGTCCATACACATTTGTGGTGAAACCAATTGATACGATGCGTCTACCGTCATACAACTCTCCTGTTTTGTACGGACAAGTTTCAGCAGTTCCATTAAATTTAATATGAAACTGCCTAGAGTTTACGTGTTCTTGTTGTCTTAATTCACTTGACTTCTTCAGTGCCATCTTCTTCTGGTTTTTTGAGTGTCATGTTTAATGCTTCAATTGCACCTTCTAACCTTAGCACCTGTTCTTTACGATTGCCAAGTTGTTTTTCCAATTCGACGATTGTTGCTTTTTGCTCTTTCAGTTGGTCAGTAAATTCTTTGACCATTTGTTCAGCGTCCATAGTTAAAAATGATAAGTGTATTATTTATCCCATTTGGATAAACGGTGGTGGTTCGTTCATGGATCCCTGTTGCATCCCTATAGATCCACCAGTTTGTCGATACATGACCCACCCTGTTATTATATATTTGGTTTCTTTAGGTGCAACTTCTGACTTGTGGAAGTGTGTCCAACCTGCAGGCCACATAACTACCTTTCCTTGTTCTGCTGCACATCTATGGTTTTGAAACTTAAATTCAGTTCCACCTTGTTCTTTTATAGTATTCAAATATATTGCCCACACTATCTGCCTATAAGAATTTCTATCAGATACTGTCTCTGTATGCCATTGTTTAAATCCTTCGCTAGGTGCAAACCTTTGCATATTAAAATCTGCCTCAATAATCATGGGTGATATTCCTGCCAACCCATTTACATTGTCAGATACATTGTCTTGAAAAGAATACTTATCAATATACACATTGATATACTTTGCCATCTCTTCTATGAGAAAACATAGTTTATCTCCCCATACCTCATGTTTCTCAAATGATGGGTCAAATCCTATTTCAGTATCTTTTTTTCTATCTGCCTCTACTTTTAGATTGCCATGTATATCAGCAAAACCTCCGTCTTTGTGCATCTCAGGATGCTCCTCAAAGGTTTTGATCATATCATCACACCACTCTGCACTAAAAGCATTAGGTATCTCTAGTATAAAATTTTCACATGTCATGCTAGTATTATAGCACAAAAAATTTATTTTACAAATATCCAACCGTTATATGGATAACGAACTGTACTATTCCAACGGAAACCACCCGCTGCACAGTTTCTAGTACCACTGCTACTCTGGTTATTAGTGTAACAACCGAAACCAATAGCAGAGTCATTAGAGTTACATTCGTTCTCGTTGTTCATAGTATGACCAAATCTCATTGCAGCTGCATTAGAGTCAGTTCTATTGAAACCGTTTCTATTACAATGGGGTTGGTTATTCCACTGACTGCTACTCTCTGGTATCCAGTTTAAGAATTGAGATCTACTTAAACTTGTATTGTACTGTCCTCCAGTAAAAGCAGTTTTAGGAGTTACTCCAGATCTAGCAACTGCAAGAACGTTATCAACAGTATTCATTGCAAATCTAAATCCAACAGTTGTTGAATACTCATAGTATGCTCTGTTTAACGCATCTCCCGAACTGGTGTTTTGACATGCTGCCTCTGCCACTGGAGATGATGCTGACCATCTACCACCATTATATGACCAAGGGTTACTTGTATCGGCAGGAGAATTTGATATCTTAGCACATAATATATAACCACCATTAGTCATATCACAGTATGCTTGATATGCACCACCGCCATGGTTTAACCAATATACTCCATTTGATGCAGCTGGATCTTCTGCAAGAATTGCAGTTGCAGATGATGCTGCGTTAGCAGAATCCAAACCAAGACTTCCTTTTGTTTTTATTTCCTCCCACTCACTTCCTGTCCAAAGAACTAATTTTTTAATTGAAGTATCATATATTACAAATCCTGCGTCACTAGATCCTAAACTTGGATATGAGTTTTCATTAGCATATCCTTGGAAGTTTACTCCATTGACATTGTTGATACGACCTACATTTATAATACTCATGATATCTTAGACTATTAATGTTCCTGATATATTTAGACGAAAAAACCTTATAGGAAAAAATTACCCGAAAAATTTTTTCTAGATATCGGTAATCATAAACTTGATTTTGAAAGCACGACTACATATAATCCATTCCACCACATAGTTGCATCCTCTGCATCATTCAATAATTCTCTCTCATATAATATTTTCAAACCCATGGCGTTTATGAACCTTTTGGTAATAGCAACGTTCTCTTCTATATTTGCATCATCAATTACGAGAGTAAATACATTCTCTGTAAAATTCAACATATTGAGAAAGAACTCTCTCATTTTATGTTCTGAGTTATCACCATCATAGAATATAATGTTGACATCGTGCTTAAAATCTTTTTTGCCTAGTTGCGATGAGTCACCATTCAACACTTGTATGTCAAAGTCTAATGAATCAGTTGTTATATTTTGTTGTAAGTTTTCAACAAATGTATCTACAGTTACGTTTTCTACTGTTAAGTTTATATCTTCTCTAGCTGGTTGTAAGTTAGGTTGTGACCAGTTATCATTTGCATATGCAGCTACCATGTCATTGTTCTGCACTGCAGCACAAAACGTAGATCCTGCAAACACACCCACCTCAAGATATACTGCACCTTCCTGTGAACAAAGGTTATTGAGAAAATGTCTGACCCTAGGTGATGTAAGTCCCTCTACATTATAATATGCACTGGGATCACTAGGATCATATGTTCTATGATTAGAGAGATATTTACCAGAGTTTATAAATGCTTCTATACATGTCTCTACCTGTGGGTGTACAATTAAATCTTGTTTTTTCATATGTGATTGCACTACTGCCTCACAATAATTACAATCCCAACAATCAAACTTACATGTTTTTATTTTTACTCTCCATTTATTAATAGGAGAATCTTTTATCTTTAGTGCTTCAGTATATTTTTTATACTCAGGAAACATATATTCATCTTCATTTGCCCATCTACGTATGAGATCCATACTCTCCTGCAATCTCATCATACTTTCTCTACCGTGCAGTTTAAATGTGTCAATACCAAGTCCTTGCATTTCTACCCAATCTTCTCTCCATGGAGGTAGATTTGCTTGTTTAAGATCAAACTCAGGATGCTCTACATCCCATGTTGAACATGATACTCTACTGATAGGACTAGCAAAAAATATAGGATCATCTTTTGTTCTTGTAGCGTTGTATTGATAATGCTCTGGCATGATAGGGCAACCACCCCAACAAGTTTCATTGACAAGCATTGATAGCATAACGGGTTTTCCTAGATATGCACAATAATCTTTTGCTTTTCTAATACGTAATAATTGTTCTTGATCTCTCATAAGATCACGATCTAAATTAATATAATTAAATCCTGCTTCTGCCAATGACACTATTTCATTAGGTCTAGTTACCTCTCTAAGGATTGTATTCTTTATAAACAATTCTGGAAAAACAGATTGTATTTGTCCAGTAGAAACCCATGATGTATGTGGTAGTGTTACTACTCTAACTCCTGCATTGTAGATAGGAGCAAATTCTTTTAT